AGATTTGCTGCAGCAAACTCTAATGGATAATGCGCCTTACAGTATGCAGTCCAATATGATATCATGGAATAGGCTACAGCGTGTGATTTGTTGAAGCCATAAGAGCCCATTGAGGCAACAGTTTCCCAAACATCATTAGCACTAGCTTCGGTATAATCATTCTCCAGTGCACCCTTGACAAATTTCTCCTTATAGCCACTAAAGAATTCATCACCATAAGACTTCTTCATAGCATTACGCAATGTACCAACATCATCCCAACTAAGGTTTCCATAGTTTCTCAATATACTCATCGCCTGTTCTTGGTATAAAACAATGCCATGTGTATTCTCAGTTACATCGTCAAAAATTCCACCTAGCTTATCATACTCTTCAGCACCGTTGTACCTTTTAACATATTTTGCAGCACCACCAGAGTTCAATGCCCCAGGCCTAGCTAGTGCTGTAATCGCACAAATATCATTGAAATCTGCAACACCCATTTGCTTAGTAAGAATGCCGAGTGCCTTTCCTTCAAACTGAAATACTCCTTGCATTCTCCCATCATTGAATATCCTAAATGTATCTGTATCATCCAATCCTAGTTTATAGAATGATTGGGGCTCAATCCCAGCAAGCTTGGCAGTATCCTCGACAATTGATAATGTCCTCAATCCAAGAACATCAACTTTAAGCAGCCCAATCAGTTCAGCTGGCTTGCCCTCCATCATAATGATGCCATCACGAGTGTTAACACCACAATAATTGTCTAGTGGCTCATTTGCAATTATTATTCCTGCTGCATGCTTACCATAATGATTGGCGTGACCTTCGGCATATTGCGCCAATGCCATATTTGGATATGCTTCAATGAACTGCTTACCAGTCTCAGTTCCATCGAATGTATCCATGATACACATAGATGCACGGGCATCGCCCCCAGAGCGCTCAATAATTGAGGCTTTTACATCCTCAATTTCAGTCTTCGATACACCAAGTGATTTTGCAAATTCATCAATAGCCGATTTTGGTTTGTATCTTAAAATCGTACCAATCGCAGCAACATTGTTGGCCCCATATGTGCCCTTTATATACTTGATTACATCTTGCCTTGCTGTATCTGGGATATCAGTATCAATATCTGGGAGATCAAATCGATTGACATCAATGAATCTCTCAAATAATAATTCGTGTTCGATTGGATCAAGTTCAGTGATGCCAAGCATATAACACACCAGACTTCCTCCTGACGAACCACGTGCTGGCCCAATTAGTACACCCTTCCTCTTTTGTACATTCAATATATCTGCAACAATCAAAAAGTAATCTTGAAAATCACGATCTAATATGAGTGACAATTCACGATCAAAACGCTCTGCATAAACCTTGTTGTTTAAATCTATGCCACGCTTTACAGCCAATCTTTTGCAAATATCTCTGAGATCACCGCCCTTGTTATACTTGATCATCGGGGCTTTCGGTAGACTTGCATTACACTCATCTGCTAGTTGCTTTGAGTATTCAATGGCCTCTGGATCACCACCTTCATGAAGATACTCCATGTCATTCCAGATATGCTGAGAGTAAGTCTTTTGATCAAATTGTTGAATGTACTCAGTCCCTCGTTTCTGTACACCTGCCATAAGCTGATATACAGGCTTCTGGTCAGTAGTTATATACCTGCTCTGCACCATAGGTATAGTCTTTTTCTCTCTAATATTATAGAAAGTAAGCCCGCCTAAAAAATCGAGCGTAGACGGTTCTAGATCGGCCCGTATAGTATCTTTCTCTATCCGGTAAGGGGATAGGATAGCTATATTATCCGATACGCTTAGAAGGTCCGAGAATAAAATTTTAGGCACGTAATAGAAGCGGTCATACGCTTTCTTTACCAGCCCATATAGCTCAACAAGTCCTGCATCATTCTTGGCAACATACACCCAAGGTATATGGCAGGTTCTCTGCTTACTACTATCTGGAAGTGTATTCAGTCGTACACCGAAGATAGGCTTAATACCTGCCTTCTCACAAGCCTTGGCAAAATGATAATGCCCAAAGGTATTTGACATATCAGCAATGCCAATTGAGCTCATCCCATTATCAACTGCATACTGCACCAAATCATTAATTGGTGAGTATGCTTGTTTAAAACTATATTCTGATTTTAATCCAATTTGAATCATGCTATACCCCCAAGCATCCAAACCCAACAGCCAGTCTCAGTGATGATTTCTATATTTTCTTCAAATTCTTTAATTAAATTATTCATGAGCATTTACTGTATCCACAGTCTATACAGACTGGACAGCCTTCACCAGCTCTCATGTTACCTGCGCATTCTGGGCATTGTATTCCAGGCAGCAACCCAGGCAAAGGCTCGGCATCAGAAATAATGCCATCAGCCTTCTCAACTAGAGTAGACAGCTCATTATCATCATCTTTAACATGCTGAAGCAATATCTCACCGATGTGGGATACTGTGCATGCATTCCTACCTTCATGGAAATATGAATTGACAGCTGTGATTCCTTTTAACTCCTTCCCAATCAGCTCAGCTGGGATACCAGCACGAAGCGCCATTGATACCAGAACGGTAACGGCAGACACCCATTCCTGACTAGCGGTGTCTTTAGAGTTCAGAAACATTTCAAACGGGTTGCCACCCATGTTTGAGATCCCACAATATACATTTGCTCTATTCAGTGGATTCTTTATCTTATAGTTGGCCGCTGGTAACACTCTTGGTCTCTTTACATGCTGCCCATAATCAACTACAGGCTCCGTATTCCTATACTCACATTCACTGCAATCTGGGACGTCAGCCTCAAACACATCTTCAACTGCATCATCACAATTTTGGCTGACTATTCCATAATCCACTATTTTTTTATCGATTTTTATTGGCATTGTTTTTCCCATCTGTGCTACCGAATCCCCCTGTTCCACGTACAGTCTCGTCAAGCTCATCAACAAGCTCTACCTCTGGTGTATACAGCTTTCTCATAACAAGCTGACAAAGTGGCTTATTAAGCAGGTCCATAAAGTTGACCATTGGGTTATCCAGCTTGATTGGAATCATCAGCTCACCACGGTATGTGTCATCAATAATCCCAACAGAATTTGCTAGGGTAACACCAGCTTTTGAGATAGAGGAGCGTGGTACCATATCTACATAGTACCCCTTCGGCGGCTTGATTGAGATCCCTGTTCCAAGCAGGTGTGTCAATGAATCAATCCTTTTTACATGTCGGATTGGCGTGATATCCAGCCCCGTATCAGTCGGATGCGCTCTTGTTGGCAAGATTGCATTTGATTCATACCCATTGATAATTGCTACTTTGGTTTTCATTATTTAATCCCTACTGTTGACATTGTGTAATCCAGCACTTCCTCGGCAACATCAAGCCCAGCCTTTCTAAGCAACACTGTGATGTTTTCAATTACCTTTTCGATATTGGCCTCGTCTCGTTTGAGCTTGTTGACTCTCTCTTGCTCTGCCGCCTCATCTTTGATAGTAACTTCTGATACACCAGTAGGTGCACCACGTGCTTCCCAAATCTCATTACCATCATCATCAACTCCAACTAACTCAAGGCCATCATCATCTAGCAGCTCTTCACTTGGAATATTATTATTCTCAGCTACTGCTATTGCATTCTTTTTATCCGCTTCCTCTGCAACCTTCCGTTGTTCTGCCTGACTTTGTAGCATCTCAGTGTCACTGATGAACTTTTTGATTGCTGCAGTTGTCATGGACTGCTTGATAATATTATTTGAAACAGCTTTAGCAAATAGTTTATCACTCATCTTTGCAAACAGCAATAGGCTGCTCTGCGCTGGCGGCAGACGATCAACTTTTATAATCAGTCGATCATAGTCCTTCCCGATTGCTGATAACTGGCTGCTTGAGTCCTTATTCTCACCAAACCAGACAAGCATATTCTCGGTAAATCTTGAGCCACCCTTCTTTGTGTCCTCTGTCTGGCAATACAGATGATACTCATAGACTTCTTTGGCATACTCTAGCTTTGTCTGCACAACTCCATCTACAATTATCTTCTGTAATCTTTTCTTCCAATCATCATGATTTGTAATTAGATCACCCATTTCTTTGCTCCATTAGCCAATGATAGCATCTGACGAGGCCAAAGACATCGTCACGCGCTCTATGAGCGTTCAGTAGTTGTCCACCAGTGGCGTGCTCATGTAGATTGGTAAGGCTTAATCTTCGTTGCTCAATGCCCATTGACATCTCTACCGTGCATGTGTGTTTAATAGGCCAAGGGAAGTTGATTAGCTTATTCACTCGAACAAGTTCGTTGGCAACCATAGATCTATCAAATGGCAGGTTGTGTGCAATCATCTCATCCACGCCAGTAAAGAATGGAGCAAGCGTTTCATATACCTCAAGGAATGTTGGTGCATCCTCAAGATCGCTTTCCTTGATACCTGTAATCTTAGTGATGACAGGAGGAAGCTCAATCGGAGGCTTGATAAATGTCTCATACTCATCAATCAGATTGTAGCCATCATCAATCTTACAGGCATAAAGCTCAATAATATATGGCTGCTCCTGTATATCATTGGAATCACTTTTCAAAAGACCAGTTGTCTCAGTATCGAATAATAATCTAGTTCCCATTTTTTAGCGCCCTCTCTATAATCATTTGCCCACACCATTTAATTTTCTCACCACCGCGTGTTGTTGTATTACCAGCCTTTCTCCTGCCTTGTCTAGCAGCCGCCATTCTCCAAATCTCCTTGAAGGCATTGCCTTCGTATTGATTCATTTCAAGTGCATCTATAATTTCACCACATTCTGCAACATATGAAGGTCTGCCATCAAAAGTAAAATCAACATATTTCCGATAGTAATTGCAAGAGCCGCCAGATGCTTCATTTGCACTTGACAGTATAGCTGGTAGCCTCCCATCAAAGAGGCTCCATGACTCCTCGAAATATGTCTCACGAATATACCTATATGCATTGTCTTCAAGTACCCTAGTATCATGTATAAAAGAGCTATGCTCATCAGATGGTGATTTTGCATCTCTGCGTGTTACTGGCGCTCTGCCAATCGTTGCATACCTTGGGTTGTTGATTAATGCAGAATAGGCAATAACTGGCTCTTCAACACCACCCTTTAAATTACGTTTTTCACTGCTAAAAATATTCGGGTGGTTCTTCACAAACAACCCACGGCTTGTTGTGACAAAAAAGTAATCAGGGTTTAATTTCAGCCCATGATCGTGTTTCCGCTCTCCGTATGTACAGATGGCAGCATAATTGTCTTCCAACAATGCAAGTACTGTTTCAAAATATCTCTCATAATCAGGCCCAAATTGCAGGTCGTCATCAACCAACATATAGTAGTCACAATCTGGCATTAGATCATAAGCTCGCCCTCTCAGCCCAGTCATGCTGGGGTTGTCGATTGCCCCAAGTAGCACCTTATGCTTTGTCTTTGCATCATCAAAGTCGCTTGTACTCCATGGCGATTGTGCAACCAATAATATCTCAAATATATCTCTGTATTTTCCAAGATTATTCAATGACTTCTCGAAGTCTTTATAATATGATGGACGATTGGACGGCAACAACATTCCTATCTTCATATATTCATCCCATATAAGTGAAAAAGGGTGCAAAGCACCCTTTCTCAATCTAAGTCAAATAGCTATCAAGCAGACAGTTGGTTTGCTAACTCGCGAACTGCATTGTAATGCGAACGATATGTCGATGCTGCTTTTGTCTCTGCGCCTGCAACAAGCTCATCAAATGTACTCTCATCCATAGATGGGTTATCAAGCAGCCTTTCAATAAGAACGAAGATGAACGAACTCTTGCGAACACCACCACCGCCTTTTGGCTTCTTAAATACATCAACATCATTCTTCTTAGCCCAGGCACGAATCAGAGCGCCAGCTTGCTTTTCGTTTGTGCCATTGATGTCATCCATAATGGCTTCCATTGCTGCACTGAGTCCATCCTCTGTATCCAGATCACCCTGACTAGACATGACATCATCAACTTTAGCAGCACGCTCTTTTGCATCAACAACAATACCAGTCTCAATGCCCCACTCCTTGTACAGACGACCAGTATCCTTGAACTGACAGCCAGCCTTAATCATTTCGACTTTAACCTCATCGGCATTTTTACCGTCAGCGGTTGCGGCATCAAAGGCTTCACGGATTGCAGCGTTGTTTTCTTCACTCATGTTGTATTTCTCCAAAATTATTTTATTAAAAGATTATCCCTATTTTATAGTAGGGAGATCTATTATACTACAACTGGCAGATAAAAGATATAAGCGGGTAACGAATACTATTAAGAATATTTTATACCCGTATTAGGTTTGTCTAAAAATCATAATCATCTATAGATGGATACTTCCCTTTTGCACTAACCTTTATCCTCTTTGGCTTTGCCAGCTTGTCCTTATTCTCAAACGCTTCTTTAACTGTTGTTGCTTCGACTCCTCTAAATTTTACCCAATGCCTACCCATATGACCAGCATATCCTGGGTGTTCTATGTTCGCCCAATCTCTGAAAAATCTTAATCCGCTTTGGTATGTTATCAACAACGAATCAGGCCTATTTGCCTTTGATGATATATGGTATTGAACATCATCAACCTCATACCATATACCATTATCAGACAAAACGGATGATCCACTTGCATCCTGTAGGCCATGTTTAAAATCAAACTCATGGTTACAGAATTCACACACCCTAACTGCTGGATGATGGATAGCATCACAGACTGGACACCTCTTTGTTATAGGCTCGCCACCTTTGCCTTTCCTTCTAACTTTAACCTCAACACTATCAATCGGGCCAAGCCTTTCTGTATTGCCACCGAAATCCATTACCAAGCAATGCTCTTTATTCGGTGCAATACGTAGCCCTCTGCCTATCATTTGAACATGAAGAACAGGGGACTTGGTTGGCCTTAGTAACACTATAAGGTCAATCTCTGGATCATCAAAGCCAGTGGTAAGGACATTAATGTTGACCAAAGCTCTATATTTACCACGCTTATAATTGCGTAAAATCTTATCACGATCATCCTCCATTTTTGAATGAACAACTTGTGTTGGTATATCTGCACGAATAAGCGTCTCGGCAATATGTTCAGCATGCTCTATATCAATTGCAAATATCAGCCATTTCTTGTAGTCAGCACCATGTTTTATTACCTCCTTGATTGCTCCATCTGTTATCGGGCCTCTGTCAAATTGACTGGACATGTCGGACATCTTGAAATCGCCATTTTGAGTCCTAAGAGTCTTTGTATCCAGTTCAATTTTAGTGGCAATAGTCTTTAGCTTTGACAGATAGCCATCCTTTACAAGTCTGCTGAAATGCTGTTTTGATGTTAGGTCATAGGCAACCCCATCAAACAACTTATCTTCACCATATATATAGCCACCACCAAGACGGAATAGTGTGGCAGACAGACCGAGATACTTTGCCTTTCCAACACCGGCAAAGAATGTCCTATACATGCCAGAGCCTTCGAGTGGTATAGTATGCGCCTCATCAATTATAACAAAACCCACATCGGAAAATTCCTCTGCATTTCTATATAGCGTCTGAATCCCACCAACAGTAACCTGCTTCTTGCTTTTCTCACCAAGACCAGATGAATATATACCTACATCTCTGCCAGTCAATGTGCGGATTGCCTTGGCATCCTGCTCTACAATCTCCTTGACATGTGAGACAACAAGTATGTTGACATCTGGCCAATTTCGTAAAGTCCTCTCAATAATGGCAGCAATTATATAGCTTTTTCCAGCACCAGTTGGAGCACCAATAACAGGATGCTCATCCTTATTATTGCTCCAATAGCGGAATAGTGCCTTGACTGCCGCCTCTTGATATGGCCTTAGCTTAATCATCCTCTGTAGATTGCATCCTTTCTTTCAAGCTCTTCACGGCAAGGGGTACAGTCACCCTCACGCAGCGTACTGGCCCATTCACCACAGGTGTCACAGTCACCAGCATGTACCGCTGGTAACATCTTCCTTGCTGCTTTAATACAGCGGTCGAGATCAGCCTCCTGTTGCTTCAAACTCAGATCTACTTCATCAGGCATTTTATCAATCCTCAAACATTGCATCTAGCTTATAATTTTCACAGCCCTTTAGCTGTGTATCATAGGAAATACGACTGTGGTCTCCCCTCAATGAGCAACCCCATTTGCCATCACCTTCCATTGTCACATTGGCACATGATCTGCATGTCTTTCTAACCTTCTGTTTATAATGACAAAGCTGTCTAGCATCACAGAACTTGCAGGCAAACCAGGTTTTCCCACCTAGTCTTGTTGGCAACTCTTCCATCAGTGGAACCGTGTTGGCTATATCCTCAAGCCTCAGATACTCATCCTCATCAAACGGCAAAATTTTATATGACCTTGCCTCATCATTCTTGTTAGTGACGACATACAGGGTGTTTTTAAGCCCTAGCTTGCCCATGTATGATTGAATTTGACCGTAGTATATAGGGCTTACTTCACGCAAGCTTTTCTTCAAATACTCCTTGAACCGTTTCTCGTTCATGGTCTTTGCCTCAAACAGCATGATCTCAGTCTCATACCCAGGCACACCAAATACCTTACCATCTATGTGGCCCTTAGCATAGCCATGCCCTCCAACTACTTCAAGCTGGTCATCAAATAGGTCAATCCCTGCATGCTCAAAGTCTTTTGCAATAACAGTCTCTTCATAATCACCTCTACGGAAAAGCCTCTCAATTCTTGCCTCATGGTGAGACTTAATGCACCAGTGGAGCTGCAGCTTTAGCAATCTCTGACACTGATTCCCCATGCCCGAATAGCCTAGATATGACCTTGGCTTGTTTTGCCAAATCTTTACAGACTCTATCTTATCATAAATCAAATCTCTTGGTGGTAATAATGCCATAGCTTTCCCTTATCTTATAAATCGGTTATATATGTCTGGGCTTAAATCTCTAATCATCTCTTTATCACTAACCTCATGACTATATGTTGGCCCAACCTTAACCTCTTTGTTTATGTGAATGCGTGAATGAACTGTTAAATGCTTTTCATTTGCGCTTTCGTTAATAGATATATGCATCCAATCTGGTAATTGGCTTGGCTCCATACGATATCCACGCTCCATAGGATATTCCACACGATGCAATATGTGATGGTACACTCTGATTGTCATTGCTCCACCCTCTATTAAAAGATGCCCCTGTTTCATCCACCAGTAGGGACAACACTGGTTCAATGGGCTAAGGAGGCCCTGGATTATTTATTCAAACGGATTGTCAGCATCTTGCTCTGGCATATCCTCCTCTTTGTAGAATCGTTTGATCTCATTGCTTGCTGGCCACTTGCCAGAGGCAGGTTTGATCTCAACCTTGATGCCCATTGCTGTATTGTGAAGATCAACAGAATCCTCAAGCTCATAGTCATCACCAAGACCACAGGCAACAACAATAGACTTTAGATTAGACTTGGCAATTTGAACTGCCTCTGCACTTTTATTCACAAGGTTTAGATTTATGAATACAAAGCGCTTAGAAAAATCACCTTCAATGATCTTGAACTGCAACATAAGGTACTTACCAGTACCATCTTTTGTGTCCTTCATCTTTGACTTGACAATCTCTGCAATATAAATTCCTGCTGGGATTGACTCAAAGCCACTAGATGCGTCATGTTCAGACGCATTAAAGACACTCGGTAACATCGCCATAATTTTCTCCTTTATAGCATTTATGTGTTTAAAAAATATCACAATCAAAAGGATGTGATCAACTTATATCGAAATATAGTTAGATGCAAGCTTGTCCCAATCAGCCTGCAAATCAAGTCTGCCATTGCCAGATGACTGTATCTGCTCAAGAGTAAACTGTTTCATTGTTCTACCTGTTGGCGTTGACTTCCCAGCCATCAGCAGATCTAGTTCATTGAACAAAACATCAAGAATGCCTTTTGTTGATCTTTCAGCCATCTTATTTCTCCTATTCAAATAGCTTTAGCCAATTCACTGATATATTTCCGTTTGCTGTTGTTATATCAAACACCCCAACAGCCGTCTCTGTGATAAGGTTGAGTGCAACGGCTGGATGATCAACTATAACGCCATCAAATTGATAGCTATCACATGCTTCATAATCAAGCTCCTGTTCACCTGTTAGCGTCTTATAATGCTCAAACCAAGCATCCATCACCCACTTCCAGTCAACATCAAGAACATTTTCAGGACAGCCGATATGTACTAATTTAATATCGGCATCATTTGCCTTACTGTGTTCGTGAACATAAATCTCATCACGCTTTGATATGAATGCAAATATTTCCATTAGCTTGCTCGTATTTTGTTAAAAATTGCCGTTAGGTCTGCTGGCTCTTGTGGGTCTAGTTTTCCAGACCTATCCTTTGCAACAAACCTCCGATTTGCCTGTGTCTGAATGATCCGATTGCCTTTTTTATCGACATCCATGTAAAAGACCTCATCGGTCATGTACGGTATGTTGAACTTGATAACCTGTCCAGGGGCATATGGCTCTATGCTTGATGCTCCTGTTTCCTCATCAGTTTCTTTCTTGGCCTTACTGACAAAAACAACATTTTTATTAGGCAGATCACGAAAATTACGAATAAGGGAGGTAACAGAGGAGGCAAGCTGCATATAGGCCTGACGACCATCCTTGTTCTCTTTCTTGAATTCAATAAGGACGGTTTCTGCAACTTCTGATAACGAGTCAATGCAAATAGTCTCATACACATCATCCTTCTTTAGATAGTCGAATGCATTGCCAATATCTTGAATACTCTTTATTTCAATGAATGGGATATCAAGTCCAGATAATGATAGTAGCCCTTTCTCTGCTGATAGTATAATAGGCTTTGGCGCTGTTGCACATAGAACAGTTTTACCAACTCCAGAGAACCCATACACAACTGCCTTGATACCATGATCAGAAGCTATGCCCTTTGTGCTTTGAATATTAATCTTCATCACACAAGCCTTAGTGGATCATTTTGCTTTTTCATGTTTGTTTTCCTTTTATTGAGATTACGTATGTGCTTCGCCCGTTGGGCTAATTGCACCTTCAAGTTCTATTTCTTCATCACCATTCTCAAGCATAAAATGTATCCAGTCTTTTGATAGCGCAATGCCATCACAGATTACAACCACATCGGTTTCTGGGAATCTATCCTTGAGCAATGATAATTTATCTAGCTGATCTATTGTGATCCTCATAATAGGCCCATCCTCTTTAGTTTGTCTGGGTGGATTGATACAACTTTCTCAGGCTGCTCATGAATTGAGTTTGCACCGTTTACCTCCACAATGCCAATGAGTATCAGTTCTCCATATGCATTATTTATCTCAGCCCTTACAGCTAGAGGTGGCCGCTCTACTGATTCGATATAGACATGGGCTGCATGTTTGTGATTCATTGCCTTGGCAATAACATGAATCTGCCTTTTTGTTAAGCTGCTCATAGGTTGTCAGGGATTTGTTTTTGACGCTTCCCAACCTTCATTTTCTTATTTGCCTCAGCATTGCGTTTTACAAATTCTGTGATTTGTTTATCAGCCTCTTCCTCAGAGCGTGACCAGCCTTGTAGCTGGCTACCAATTGAATAGAACCACTCAAGGCCACGATCAGAATATTCCCCATCGGGATGATGATCAATGGATGCATTATCAAGTTTCATTTTATTTTCCTTTATGTATTTGATAGTTGTTGGCTTGTTAGGTCAAACGCTGGCCAACAGCAGCGCATCTCACCACGCCTAACTGTGGGGGAGGGTATCTATTTCATTCTCCAAAATGTTTAACTGTGATGCTAGGCATAGCTGGCTTCACCTCAATGAATTCATCAAGCTGTTCAGTATCAGGGAGCTTGCTGTATTCCCTCATGGAAAGCGATGCTTTCCAAGAGATCGCCGCCCTTTCCTCTTCGGATAGCCAGTCCCATTCAGTCTCAAGCCTTTCTTGATCAAGACTGCGTGTCACCTTTCTGGTTGCGGTCACAACGAGATCGCCATACGTGAGCTTGTTGGCCCCGATCTTCATATTTTCAAGGCCAATTTCCATTGCAATCTCTTTGCGCAATTTGGCCTCATTTGCTTTCTGCTCTTTCAGATCTTCTTGCATTATTGAGAGGGTCTGTAGTTTCGATTCGATCTCGCTCATAATGGTAATAGCTCCATAAGAAAGTCTGGTTCAAGGCAGAAGTGATCCATGATTATATCCTCCAGATCGGTGATTGTTGTTCCCTCCAGGTCAAACATCTCTTCGATTTCTTCCTGGGCTGCAGCAATGCGTTCATCAGCATTGACTTCCGTCTCGCCATCACGGCGCATGATTATTTCTTTGATTGTTTCCATGAGATTGGTCCTTTGTGTATTTATGCGTTTCTTTATCTGCTAAAGAACAACTATTATACTCTAAAATCTAGAAAGTAAAAGATAAAATATTTTATATCGGTATAATAATCTTTAATCCTTAAATGCAAATTTCAGTGACTGTCTGTTCATGGTACTTACCAGTCAAGTAGTTGTTTATTGGGCTTTTGGCATCCCTACTGTAACTAAAATTGCCAACAGGTGCAACATCTATCTCTTTAGTATCACCGAGCTTGTATTTTTTGTTTGTACTCCCACCTTTGGCAATTATACCACCTGTTCTGTTGATACAGCCTAGTAACGAAGTCCTCTTCCATTCATGTAAGCGAGGCTCCATCTCAAGCATTTCGTTCAACTCCATCCAGTCGCCTTTCTTCTCTAGGCAACTGAAAATAATGCCCTTCAGTTCTCCCACAACCTTTAGTTTGGCCACTGGTGTTGTTAAGGCTTCTTCTATTGACATACCAGACCTCTCCCTATACAATAATGTATTTTGTGGAATACCCCAATATACTGCCATCTTATTGATTGAGCTAAATTTATTACCCAAATGATCTGTTGCTTTCATTGTTTCTCTCCCTCTGTCTGATTGCTGTTAATCTTCTTCAGGCGACTCCGGCAAATGCTTCCAGTGTGTTGCCTGTAACATGAGCTGCGACTCACGGGACGTGTAATACCATGTGCCAATCCGGTTCCCTGAA